TTAATAGATAATTTTTTTCTAAACCTAACATTTCTGCATATGGATTTCCACCAGAATCTCTTACTTTAGAGTCTTTAAAGAACTCTTCTTGTTGTGGTGTAAGTCTAAATGACATTCTTGGGTCACTTGTAGGCTCTGGATTGAATTGAGATTTAACTTGTTCTGGTTTAAATGCATAATAAGTTTTATCACCTTCATTCATTACTAACCCATCATAACCAAAACTCATAATCCAATCTCTTAATGGTGGATAACCACTTCGAAAATCTGTTATTAAATTTGTATATTCCCACAATGCACTATTTTCATCTATATACTCGGCTTCTGATGGTTTTGGAGGTTTTTCCCCAGTTTTGCTTTCAAGAAAATCTGAAAACTCCTCCCAAGTTGTAAAATTGCTTCCATCATCAAAGGCTTCATTAAAATTAAGAGGGTTTTTAAGGTTAATATATGCTGGGAAACTTTTTGGTTTTAATAAATCTGATTCACCTTCTATGTCGAAACGAGTATATATATTTGAAATTTCTGGAGATATTGCAAACCAACCACCCCTATCAAAATTATCAAAATCTTCTGTTGTTCCGTGATATACTTTTATTAATTCACCATTATCATCTCTTACTTTAGAATCCTTAAAGAACTCTTCTTGTTGTGGTGTAAGTCTAAAAGTTTCACCTTCTTCAACATCTTTAGTTTCTATAGGTTCTTCTATAACCTCTTCTATAGGTTCTACAATTTCTTCTGTAGTTTCTTCTATAGGCTCTACAGTTTCATCTACTTGTTCGTCTACATTTAGTTTTAGAGTTTTTTCTATATCCCCATTAAATAAAAATGATAGGTTTGATCCATCTGATTGTTGACCTATTATATTATCCATACCATCTAGTATATCTTTAGGCATCATCGTTATTTCACCTAAATCAAACTCTGTATCAGCATATCCTAAATAATTAAATGTATAGAATTTTGAAAACAGCTCTATACCAGTTGGCCCTTTGCCATTTAAAATTTTCTCGGTTTGAGAAATCCATCTATCTATTCGCTGTTTAAGTTCCGGATTTTCTGTTTCAAGCCGTTTATATGTGAGTTCGACCATCTCTTCAACAAAGACATCTTGAGTTGCTCCTTCAGTGAGTATGATTCTCCCTCCGGTATCATCATATATGTTCGACCCGAGTGTCCATACTTTGAACCTTCTTTCTCCTTCGACATAATTTTCATCCCCCTCTTTTATTTCTACTTTTTTCCATTTTAAATTATCTGGGTCATAATTTGCCCTTATAAGTTGTTCAGCTGTCATTATCTGTGTTATCAGTGGTGCATCATATTCTATATCATCATTTTCAAATAAAGGATTATTATTAAATAAATGATTAAATACTAGTAAGTTTAAAGGTGTGTTGGGATATTCTTTCCTTAACTTTTCTATATCTATATTTTTAACAATGCTGTCATACCTAGTTTTAACTTGCTCATATTGTTCATCTGATTCAAAATTATTTTTATCTAAATCAACTGTTAATATACCATTGTCATCAATAGATAAATTTTTAGGTAACAAAAACTTTTCTGTTTCGACTAACTCTTTATAATATGCCGTTTTTTGTTTTTGATTTAAATGATTCAATGTTATATTAGCACCAGAACCCAAAACAAAACCAGAAACAGCAGACAATTTAATTCTCTGTTCACCTTCGGCCCAAGTCAAGTCATCTCTATAAGTAGATTCTGCATACAAATTGGTAACTTCATCTCCAGTCTCTTGAATCGCCTCTACAAGACCACTTTTTAAAGTTTCCATACTGATTTTTTTATGCAACCCTTTTTGAAATATTTTATCAAATAATCTTTTTTCAAACTCATCTTTAGCTGATTGCTTAAAGGCATTACTGTATAATTTGCTTGGCCCATAATTCCATAGCAAACTTGCTGATGCTACCAACACAGAAAGTTCGTGAGCTTCATTTACGGTTAAATTTCCCTTTTCTATATAAGGCTTTGCTGTTTGATAAGAATCTGATCCAGTAATCATACCAGCATACATCATTCCATATACTGGATTCGAGTATGATGCTCCAATCTGTATTGCTAAATCTGGAATAGCTCCTACAATTGTATTTATATAAGTAGGCTTGATGTCTTCCCAACTATCAACAGTAATAGGATTTTTCATAACAAATTCTTGAGCATCTTCCAATACAGATATTATACTTGAATCTTCTAAAATTTGTTTTAATTCTTCTGGGTTTTTACGATATAAAACTGTAAAATTTGCACCAAGTTCTATTCCATACCCATCCTCTTCATATATAGGAATCCCTTTTTTTCTCATCATACTAAAAAAATCTTCAATAGCTTCATCGTGAAAAGCTCCTTCAAAATGACTACCCCATTTTACCATATGAGTTTTATTCCAGTAATCACGAGCTGATTGGAAATCTTCTGATAAACCGACATCCCCAAATGGGTCTCCTATAAAAGTTCCTTCTGGAGCTGTAATATATCCAGATGTCATCCATTCAAAAATCTCTAAAACTGTTTTAGGAACTCCTCTAACCCAATCTCTTTCAAGAACACCCGGTAAGTTTAGATTTTTCCACTCGTTTTCAAGGAGGCCTCCATCTTCGTCTTTATATACTTTTTTTATTGAGCCATCCTCTTGGATTTGATAGGTGTAGTTTAGTGATTCTGAATTACTAATTAAATCTACAGATGTATTATCTTGATATTCTGTTTCAAATTTTAATCCGGGTACACCATCAAATTTAATACCATCCTTGCCATATTTTAAATTATATTCAGTCTTGGAATCTGTTAGATATTTATTTACCTCGTCTTTAAATGTAAATTCATTTTTTAAATCATCATCTTTTTCATCAGTAGCATATGAAGGATCAAAATCTTCCATCCATAATTTAAATTCTGGGTCTGTTTTTGTTCTATAGTCAATTGCATTTGTATACAATTCAAATAATTTAGTTTGTTCTTGAACTGGCATTTTTTCATAATCTTCTAATGTAGGAAGATTGTTTAAAAGTTCTTCATATTTAGCAATATTGTCTGGGTCTTTCCAGTGGTCAACTGCCCTTGATGATATATTAAAAGTTGGGCTAGACATTACTTAAAAAGATTCCACATATTAGAGAATTTCGCAGTAGGATTGTCTTTCTTGTATTGAATTATAGCATTTAAATCTGCTTCAGCATCTGGATTCATTGCTACTAACTGTGTCTTTAATTTTTCTGCTACTTTAAATTTTTCATTTGCAACTTTATCAACAAACAATTCATATTTTTCATCATATTTAGCTTTATCTTTTATTTCAAATGATTTTGTTTTGACATTGTATTTTTTATTGATTCTTTTTTCTACCTCGTTTAACTGCGATTTATCAAGTATTAATTCTTCCCCTTCCCAATTTGGAAACAAATCTAATACCTCTGGATTACTTTCTAGTAATTCATCTACATTAAATTGGTATTCAGTTTTAGGTGTAATTTTTTTCTTTTCTTCAGATTTTTCTTCTTTCTCTTTATCTATAGCTGTTTTTTTATCCATCTTCTTTAATGCCTCTGGCTTGAAGGAGTAAAAATCACTCTTGTTGTATAAATATAATGGAAGAGAGTCTAGACTTGCTTGTTGTGTTGTGAAATCCATAGCTTTAAATTCTGGAGTTTGTTTTAAAACACTAGAGTAAAATAAAAGGTCTTTATCCATTTTTGACAATTCTTTGTTTTTGTTCTGAATTTTCTGAATTGCCTTAATATGTTCTTGTGCTTCATTGTAATAAATTGCATCCTTGTTTTTTATATGTGTATTATAATAAGACTTTATTTCTGGGTCTAAATTTGGATCATCCCAATTTATTCCTAATGTTTCTTCTAATCTAGATGTTTTACTCATATTAGCTCCCTATTAATTCCACTATTTTCTTGTCCAATTTCCACTAGTCAGCCACCCCATAAATTGACTATCTTGAAAACCTTTCGTTCCCATACCAGTACTTGCAAGTTGGCTCATAAATCCACCTAGTATGTCTAGTCCTCCAACTTGGTTTTGTAAATATGATTGATTAGCTTGACTAGTTATGTTTCTAATTCTATCAGCTCTTCCTAAATGGTATTTATCTAGAGCTTGTTCTTGTTGATCTTTATATTGTTCATTCATTAAAGCTATTTGTTTGGCTACTTGAGACATTTGAGTTTGAGTCTTTGCATCCATCCTTGAACGAATCTCATTAGCTATTACTGAATTTTCTAGGCCTTGTCTGATTGCTTGACCTACAGCTTGTTGTTTAGTTTGCTGACCCATTGACTTTATAGGCTGGAGTGCTAAATTTTTCTTTTGCTCAAAATTTTCATCACCATATATAGACCTTTGTTGTGTTTTTTTAATCCAAGCCAACTCTTCTGGTGATTGATATTTAGCATCCTTTATCGCTTGACTCCTCATTCTTGATGCTCTTTTATTAGCACTCATTCCACTAAAAGCACTACCTAGAAGGCTCATTCCTATTACTGGTAACATTTTATATCTCCTCCCTTATACCCGTTGGCAATTCCTTATCTATATTGTCGTTTAAAATTTCTTGAATACGACTTTCCCAAATTTGTAAATGTTTCATAGAAAGGTCTGGATCAACCTTTGCACTAGCAATATAAATAGCATATTCACACAAGTCTAAATGATAATCCCCATCTATCAAAGGAGCATAATTTCTGTAATTTTCAATCCATCCTTGTTGTAAATATAATTGAGTAGGAGGTTCATTTACATCCCAATCACTACCAGATACATATTCTGTTAATAATATTTGATGTTTCTCCCCAACTACTGTGTTATTATAATCTTGTATTTGTGATGGTGTTACATATTGTTGTGATGTTGTAGAAACTTGCCCATCTAAAATTATTGTGTTAGCAGAGCCATTATCCTCACACACTACTGTAGCACCAAGTATTTCAGCACCTAAATTAGTGTTTATCTTAACTTTGCCTCCAGCAACTGGTAGCATTAAAAGTGGCTTTGTTAAAGTCTTATCAACATTAGCTCTATAATAAATATCTATAGTTGTTGAAGATGAAGGAACTTTGTCGAATACTATATGACCATTTGCCAGATCATAAAAAGAAGGTGTTCCTTCTGATACCTTCATAACGGGATACAGTGCATCATCTCCTTTTGTAAAAGACCAATTAGATTTATCTCTGTATGGGATTAAGTTTCCATCAACCCAGACATTAATCATACTTTTATAATTTGATGGTAATACTTGCGAATTTGAATCTGTGTTAGCATTAAACTTGTATGTAAAATGCTCTTTATACAAACTGCATTTATTGGCCATAACAAGCTCTGCCTCTTTAAGCAAACTTATATATAGGCCGTCATTTGCTTCATAAAACAACTGACACCTATCTGCTAACTGTCTCCACGATTTATCCATTTATCCCCCTAATGCTGTAACTCTTGTTTTTAATTTTTCTATTTCTATTTGCAACTCTTTTATAATTATTTCAAATCTTCTAACTGCTTCTGCACTAGCTTTATCTGTTGGTTTCCTTGATGAACTAGTCGACTTCAACTTCTAAATCCCTTAATACAGTTGTTCCCGTATCTGTTCCAGTGCTTCTGATTTTCAATTGAAATCCTTTTGCTCTTCTACCTATTCTTATGCTATAAATATTGTCATCCCCTCCAGTGCTTGGAGTAAATTGTTTTGTAATAGTGTTTCCACTTGAAACCTCTGCATTACCAGTCCAGTTTGTTTGGTGGTTTAAATAAATTGTAATTTCACAATTATTAGAGCTTTGTGCTAAATGCAAATTAACTCTCCTTATAAACAAATCTTCTTTATCTGTCATTGTAGCCAAACTAATATAGCCAGTTTTAAGTGAATATTTAGATTCTCCTTGACTAGTATCTGGTTCAAGCTCTCTTACTTTAGTGTCAGCTCCACCATCTGTTATGTTTAAAATATAAACCTTGCTATCATTTCTAACTATTAAGTGATCTATATCTCCCTCATTGATAGCATTCCCAGATAGAGAGCTATATTCATACCAAATCAACTTTTGATTTGCGAATGCTTTTAAATCCATAATATTTATTATTTCATCTTCATCCCCAAATTTAACAATCAATCTTTCATTGTTATTATCAATTTCTATAACTGTTTGATTAGTATCTGTAACATTACTAAAAGAACTTTGATATAAGTCTCTCCAATTTTCTGAAATACTTATAAATTCAAAGTTTGGTGTAATATAATATATGTTATCTGTACCAGCAAAGAAAACTCCATTCTTCCATTTTTTTATAGAGAATGGTTGAGAACATCCTAAATTGGGTTCTGATTCTACCAAGCTCCACCCAGTAGGATCAATTGAAGGAACATTTAATCTAAATATCCCCCTTTCAGCAAACACAACTAAATCAGACATTAATCCAGCAACACCAACTATAGCTCCACCTTGCAAATCATTTAACCTTATATAATTTGATATTGGCAAAACATCTGGCTGTTGAATTTCACTATATATAACCATATCATTATATTCATCATTATTGCCGAATGAATCAAATAAATTAACATTACACCCAAAAGTTCTTCCACTAACAGTATCAGAAACTTTGTATCTAGTATCTAAAGATGTCACTCCATTTAATGGACTCACTGCACCATCCCCAAGACCAGCATCAACAACTGTTAAGGTGTGTTCATTTGCACTAGATTGCCAAGCTGTATCTGTTCCAGCTATTACTCTATTTTTAGATTCTGCTTGAGATAGATTTAAAAAACCACTGCTCCCAGCATTTCTTACAACATCATCAATGTTATTAGAAACGAAATAGCTCACCCCATCTATTACAACCCTATTTCCAACAGCTTGGTCATTTTGCAATCCTAATCCATCTACGGCCCATAAAGATTGATGAGACCAAGATTTAGAACCAGCTCTTTTTACTTGAGATATAATTAAATCATTCATTCTTATTCCCCAAGAAGAATTTAGATTTTGATCTGAATCTGCATACCTTGTCATAGAAAATCTTAATCCAAAAGCAGTACAAGTATCTGGTATTTTAAACATAAATTTTTTAATAGTAGAAGAATATCCCCCAGTATGACCCCAGCTTTGGAATGTAGATAAAATATTAGAACCTTGAGAACCTCCAGTCCAATCATCTATATACATATTTAATCTTACGGTTGGAGTACCGTTGCCCGTATCCCCAGCACAATCCATTTTAAAGTAAAAAAGTTCCCCACCATTAAATCCAGAAAATGGTACAGATTGAGTACACAAATTAGTTGTTACACTACCACCCGGTCCCATAAAAGCTGTCAAACCATAAGAATAATATGTTCCATTTGAACTACCATTAGATACATTTAATCCAGTGGTAGAATTAAAAGTTCCCCAAGTAGCATTACCATTTCTACTTGCCAACCTTCCAGAACTTGCCCAATTATCTGACATTATAACCCAATCTCTATCTTCTCCAAACCTATCATTATAAGTATCATCATCTAAAAGCATAAATCTTTTTTTAACCTCTTCTATAGTTCTTGTGCATTGGCTTTGTGAATTTTGAGTAGTTCTCCAAGTAGAAGAATTTCTGCTTTGGTCAATTGCCCAAAATCCAGATGAGGCTGAATCTTGATCCATATAGAGGTCTCCCTCATCCACATTGACTGGTTGTGTACCTATTGCAGATACGGAGAATTTTCCAGCAACATTAGTATAAGTTGAAGGCTCATAAGAATGAGTAAAATCATCTGTATCCCAAGCACTAAAAATACTTCTACCTTTGTATCCAAAACGAGAATTAATCCACTGGTCTTTAACTCCAGCAGTTATATTTACAGTTTTTATAAAATAATATGCTCCATCTTCTGGGTACTCCCCAGTTGTTATAGCTCTGTAAAGATTAAATCCAGTCAATCTTGGGTTGTAGTCAGTGTCATTAAATGTAATATCAAATAAAACCGTGTTTGTATCATCACCACTAAAATTAATTGGCCCTATTACATTAGAATCTAACAATCCTTCTTGAACCCCATCAAAGATTGGAGATATTCTGTAATGAACATTTCTAGAACTTGTAGTGAAAGGTAGAGTTCCCCCATCAACAAATGTTGGGTCTGATGTTGTTACTGTTGCAAATCTTGGATAATTTATAGGATCATAATAAAAATCATTAAATGTCCACTTGCAACCAGAAGAAAAAGTTGCTGGTGGATTAATTGCACAATCATCATTAAAGCCACCACTTACAGTTATAGTTGTTCCAGTTGTAGATGTATATACAAGTTGTTTTAAATAAACACCACCAGCTAGTGATGTCGTTGCATCTGAATCAACTTGAGTAACAACAGTAATTCCACCATTATGACCAGACACACCCTCTATAGCATCACGGAGTTCATTGGCCATAGTTGTTGCTGTTTCCTCAACTGGTCCAGATGTGTCAGATAGATTGCAAACTAGTATATTTGTATCAGAACTGCCACCAATAAAAGTTGCACTACCCGGTGTTATACTTGCATCTCCAGTGTGAGTTATTGTTGTATTCCCACTAGAACCAGCAATCAGTTGCCTTAAATATACTGCATTAGAAGAAACATCTGGAGCAAAATTGATTTCATTTTTGTGACCACCATCGCTTCCTACTGCATTTCTAAATTCTGTTGCAACATCAATACTTGAGGTACAACTACTAATATCTACATAAGTATATCCACCCCCTACTTGACCAGTTGCTTTTGTTCCATCTCCTTCAAAATAATAAGTTACATCGTTTGTAGAGCCGTCTGATTTTAATCCCCTTATTAATAAAGTGTCTGCATCATAATCTTGAACATCTGCATTACTTTCACCAAAAAGAATAGCAGTATAAGACCCCCCTTTAACTGCTCCAGTAAATAACTGGTCAGAGTTGTCTCCATTTATAGCTTCATATATTTTTGTTACTCCAGAGGTATCTACCAATTGAATAGTTTCGCCAGTGTCCATATTAGAAGAGAATTGAAAGTGTGCATCAGATACACCTACATTAAAATATTTTCTATCTATTTTTGAATAAACTGAAACATTATGATTTAACCCTTTAGCAAATCTAACTGCATTACCATAATTGTATATATGCATTCTTGAGGGAGTTGTTCCAGTTAGTGTTTCTAAATTTACATTATTAGTAAAAGCATTATCAACTCTAAATATTTGTTTACTTCCATTATAATCATAGCCTAGCCAATACAATGTTTCTGATGTTGGTTCAAGCCACCACACCATATCTAAAACATTTCTTCCAGATATAGTTACTGGAGTTCCATAGCCTTTTCTACTTTTCAAAGAACCCGTATCTAAATTATGCATATTCTTTAAAACTATAAAACCAGAGCCAACTATTTTTGGATCATATTGTTTATTAAAACCACCCTCTAATTTTATTTTTACTATCTCACTCACTCAATTTTCCTAATATTCTATCATTTAAAGATTGTATCATATTAACAGCTCTTTGGTAAGCTAAATTTCCACGATTAGGTCTATTGTCTGCATACCATATTTCTGATTCAGCTAAATCTAAAAGTATAGGTTCAAGACTATTATTCCATTCACATTCTGTAGAATTACTTGCAATTTCATCTGGTTCTTTAATGTAGTGTACATCAATACCAGTACAACTTGTTGGAGCTAATTCCAACTTATCATCATCTAAACAACATATAGTTCCATAGTCATAAGTAGGACTAGGCATAAAAGACCTCTGACTTACTATTTGTGCATACCTCTTATGTGACCTATCATAAACCTTTGTAATACCATTTCTTATAGGATAACCACTACCATCATCAACTTTTGTTACAGTTCCTCCAGTTGTCTCTGCTGGAGAACCCAAGACACCTTTAATTTTAAAAGTATTTCCAAAAACACCCTCCACTATTCCAGTAAGACCATTAACATCTGTCATTTCAGAAAAACCACTTAATTCAACAGTGTCTCCATTAATTAATGTGTGTGAGGTTTTAGTGAAAACTGAAGGGTTTCCATTTGTTGGAGATGTAGCAGTAACTCCAGTTATTTGATATGCTACAAATATACTTGTAAATGTGGCATATTTATATCTTGTTCCAGAAATTAAAGATTTGTTTAATGCTACAACTTTGAAATCAGATAAATAATAATTATGCAATAATGTTGTTAAAGTTTTAGATGCATTATTTATAGCTTGTAGTTTGTGGCTTAAAGCAAAATTGTCAAATGATTCATCCTCAACTCTTCTCCCTAACTCTGCAACTAATTCAGCTCCAGTCATTGAATTTCTCCTTTAAAATGAGGGTATCCGAAGATACCCCCATTATTAACTTACGATTAACTTACGGTTTATGAATAATCAACCGGCCCATTATAAAGAACACCTTGCATTGAAGGATTAGAGCAAGTTAACTGACCCATCCAGAATAATCTAGACTGAATATTGTCAGAACCTTCTAATCTTCTAAAGTCCTCAAATTGGAAATTTCTTTCTTTGTGAACTTTAAAGTCAAGGTAATCAGTATTTAGGAAATACATATGTCCAGCCGGACAATGTGAATCCACAACAACTGTCGCACCTTTAAATCGTAAAGAATCAAAACCAGCATTTGCGATAGCTTCATCACCAGCAAATCTTTTGTTTGCTTGTAATGATGTTTCATATGCATCGTAAATTGCTTGAGTTGTTACGATTAAATCTGGCTGATCATTATCTTTAGTCAAAGCACCATACATTCTAGTCATAGCGACTGTCATAAATGCTACATTTGATGTGTTTAAAGATATTGCATCACTCCAAGAAAATGCACCAGTATCATTAGAATAATCTCTTTTGAAAGATATTAACTCAAAAGAACCTAATTTACCAGCCCAGTATCCAGTACCAGATGCTACATTTCCAGCTGTTAATCCACCTAATGCACGGTTGTAGCCACATACAGACCCAGCTACTCCACCATCTGCTAATATAACAGCCGTTGAATTTGGTAGAGCAGTCTCTAAAAGACCAGCTACACCATCATCAAATGTTGAACCGTCAAATCCAGCACTAGTTGTACCAACACCATTCAATGTTGTTAATCCATTTGCTACTACAGATGAGGCAAACATTCCAGTACCAAACAAGTCCTTTAATGTTTTTTCAGCAGATTTTAATTTGGCTTTCAATAATGAAATAACCATATTAGAACCTTTGTTTACTAATTCCTCCTCACCGGGAATTTTTACTCCAGAATAACCAGTTGCCCATTGATATGTTGCTTTTTGGTATGTTTCAACTTCACCTACAGTTGTTGCACCCGGTGTTCCACCACCGTAGTTTACCCATCCACTTGCACCACTAGTCATAGTAGCTGTCTCAACTGGGATTACAATATTTGCACCACCATCTAATTTGTCTGCATTTTTTAAAAGTTTTAAGCAGAGGACATTAGAATTGTAAATATTGTCAACCAATACTGGAATAAATTTATCACGAGTTAAAGCACTAACTGATGTACTTAAAGCCATAACTTATTACTCCTTAATTATGTAACTATTAATTACTCGTCAAAATATTTTTTAATATCGGGATCACTACCATCAATCTCTTTCCAAGATTTATAAGATGTTGGTGTTACAGTTTCAACTGCTCCGATTTCCGATCTATTTATGACGGTATTAACATTACGATTACTATTGTCATTTAGTTTTTTAAAGTGGCTTAATTCACTCTTCATATGGTCAAATGAATACTCTTTAAACATATGAGAAAGATTGACTACTCCTTTGCTGTCACGATACCTCGCAGAATTATTTTCTGCAAATTGAAGAAAGTCCATCACTTTTTCATTGTCTCCCAGTATGTTTGGATACTGTTCCTCAAGTGACGACAACTCTTGCTCTAGGTTTGAGGTTCTATGTTCAACTATTCGGTTGTATTCAGCTCTTTCCAATCTGTCTAATCGTGTATCATTTACACTAGGTTCTTCTGGAACTCTTTCAATAATATCGTTCCCTTCTAAACCTAAAGAATCATACTCCTTTTCATCCTCAAAATAACTTTTAAGGTGTTCTTGGAGTTTTTCATCTCCATTGAATTTTTCAATGAATTTCCCCACTCCAGCGATTTTTTGTGCCTTTTCAGTATTAGACTTGCTCCAATTACTTTTGTTATCAGAATCAGCCTTCCACTTTGCCACATCATCAGTCGAATAAGATTTTCCATCTATCTCAACTTGATAAACATAATCACTGTCACTGCCCTCTGGATTTGTTACTTCTCTTGTTGAATTATCTTCAACAGTCAAAGCCTCTTCCTTTGGTGTTTCTTCAGACACTGTGGTCTGTTCGCCATTTATTGCAGACATCTCTTCTTGAGAAATCTCTACATTATTATAGGCTTCTTTACTATTGCTCATTTCAGAGTCTCCTTATTGAGTTGCTCTTATTTAATCAAAAATTTATTTTTTACCAGATTCAACGGGTTGTTGACCAGTTGCATCAGTATAAGCTCGTTGAACCCTAGGATCAGCTTGAGCCCTATTTAATTGTTCTTGATTCCCTTTAAATTTTTCACCATAATTCAAATCAACCCACTGAATATAATCTCTAGTATATTCTGGTGGGGAATCATCTCCTTTTTTCTTTTCAGACTCTTTTTTCTCTTCTTCTTCTTTTTCTTTTCTTTTTTGTTCTGCTGTAATATCTGCACGAGTTTTATGATGTGTTGAATCGTGATGTAAAGACTGTTTTTTATCAACCTCTTCATCTTCAACAATTCTTTGTATCATTTTTTGGATTTCTATGTCGTGGGTTTGCCCAGCCATTTTATTTCTCCTTATTATCTGCTAGTTTATTTAATTTATATCTTTTTGCTTGTGCAACAACTTTTTCATCTTTTGAATGAAAAGCACTATCTACACATTCCTTGCTAATGCCATTTCCAAAACCATTTATTTTACAATATTCAATTAATCTCATTATGGTCTATACCTTTTTGGTCTTGGTTGTGATGGTTGTTGACCAGTCTCTTGCTGTTCTCCACCACCTTGTTCTTGTTCCATCATTTGTTGAATTAGCATAGCATCTTCAATTTCTTGAGGGTCAGTAGATTGTTGCATTACAGCTTGTTGCTGTTCCATTTGTTCTTGTTGCATTCTCTTCTGTTCCATCATTTCTTCTAATATTTCTTTAGAAATATCTTTTTGTGTCCATCTCCAGAATTGTTCAGCATCTAATAATCCCATTTGAACAAGGTCTAATGCTTGATCAAAACGACTTGCACGAGATTCTGGCATACTTGAACCCGGAATGTATTTAAAATCCATATCAATATCTAGCAAATAAGGTGTTACCTCATAAAATTCATACATACTATCTTGTTGAGAATATGTTCTTACTTTGATATTTTCTGAATAATTATTTTTAAGCATATATAAAACATATTTATAAAGGCTGATAATGGCATCTTGACCAACCTCTCTTTCCTTTGTTCTGATTACTTGCTGTGATGCTTCTTGTAGTTGAGCTATAGCCCGGGAAGCTGTAACTCCCGACGGATTTCGGCCTTGAGTTATGTCGTGAACACCACTTACAGTATCAGCTAATTGTATTAAACTGTTAGCCATCGGTAAACTAGATTGGCTTATATTTCCAGCCGGTAATCTATTAATAACTTCGTGTGGCCCATTAGTATAAAAAACTTGTCCGGGTTTATCTGTAGGCCTATTGCCCGGAGTTTTCATCATACTTTTAGGCATTACCACTGCTGGATTTCCGTGATATATTAAATTATCCATAGCTTGAGACAGTGTTATTGATGAACCCACTGCTAAAGACTCCACAACCTCTGGTTCACCCTTACCCCATATACTATGTGATGATTTATAATTTTGAAACATTACTAACGGTATAAAAGGATAGGGTGCTTTTTCTCTCTGTAGGATTACATTACCACACCAAGTGGCTAAATATAATTCCCCTCCTTCATAATACCAAGCCTCTTTCAATAGAGCTTGACCCTTACCATAAGTTTCAGCATTATCTGAATCTGTTCTAATTGGAGATTTTGTTTCAACCTCTACAGAGTCAACTCTTCCAGAAGGACTTGCTAACTTATCAGATTGTCTAATAAAAGATTTATATTCATTGAGCTTACCTTCGCTTTTACAATACTTTCCATTAGGGTATTGATTTGCTATATCGCTTATATATGTAGGTGTTGCAAAAATAACACAACTTGCATTTTCAATATTTGTTGCAAGTGGATCAAAATAAACAGTATAAGGGTCTGGAACGATAAATTCAACTTTTCCATTATGCATTGCACATTTCAAAAACCCATTTCCAAAAATCAAACCATCTCTTTTCATTCCAGCTACAGCTCTAGAAACTTTTCTTTTTTCCATTTCAGATTCAATAGCCTCTTGAGAAATTCTAGCTTGTTGAATTTGGTCTTCTCTTTTTGGCATCAAGTCAACTTTAGGATTACGATCCGTAAGAATAGAATACATTGTTTCAACAATAGAGTGAACAATATTAGGCTCTATACGAGATTTATATTTTGGTAAGTTAAATGGCTTTAAAAACTCACCAGCATATAATTCTTCGTTTCTTCTCCATCGTGGAACTTTAGATTTTTTTGATTCTCTTGCAGACTGAAATTTTCCTTCAAGTTTCTTTAAAAGCTCAAAATCCTTTATTGCTGGAGAGTATCCAGCTTGAACCTCTATAGGCTCACCAGTATCGGGATATTCTTTTCGAGCCATCTATTGAATTCCTCCACCTTGCTCTTGTTCTTGAAATCCAGTTGGTAGTTTCCATTTTTGTCTATCAGTTTTAACTTCACCCCTACTTGCTTTTGTTTTTTTAACTCTAATAGAAGATGTTGTTTTAATTTTGATATCCAAAGAGCTTCCACCAGTTTTCTTTTCTGCTTTTTTAATGACAGCTTTAATGGAGTTTTTATCTTTAACAGATTTAACTTTTTTTATTTTTATACTCATTTTAACCCTCGGCTAATTTCTTTGTCTTTATATTTTTCATTTGACCGTATAGATTATTTATTTGCTTTTGAACCTCACTTAATTTATAATCAATAGATTTTTTTCTATTTTTATATTCCCAATCAGTTAATTTATTAGCCTTTCTATCAGCATCAAGTTGAGCTAAAGTATTTCTTAATTCAGTTCTGTCGCCAACAAATCCATCAATTGCAAATTGAATATCACCCTCTTCACCACTAGCATATCTTCTTCTTTTGTCAATCCTAGCCTTGTCTTCTTCTAGCTTTTTGATCTCTACACCTTTTCCGGGATAGAAAGCCTCATCTTGGACTTTCTCAATATCCTTCCCAATTAATTCAGATTTTGTCTGCAAATCGTGATGTGGGTTTTCTTTAATCTTATCGTGTTCTAAAACATCCTTGCTCTTTATACCAAACAACCTTCTAAAGAGACCAGTGCCTTTTTCTGAATCTGAAGAATCTTTAGTAGTTTTATAACTGTAATTTCTTCTAGGTTCATTCTTCTTTATCTCTTCTTTTTTTATTGAATTTCTTTCGTACATTATGTTACCAGAATTAGGGTTTATACTTTTTATAATCCCCTTCCCTTTTACATAATCACCTACTTTCCTTTTAGCCATTTTTACTCACTCCTTGTTATTTTTCAAAATTATACTCAAATCCACTTGGACTTGGTTCTTGTGTTAGTCTTTCAAAGTCTTTTTGCATTGCATTCTTTTTTTCTTTTTTAACCTTTGATGGTGCTTGAGTATGAGTCAAAGCATATCTCAAAGCATCCACACAGTGATCTTCTAAATTCGTATTTAAATCTTCTGGTCTTCTATCATCACAAATTTGTTCTGGAATAGTCCTTGCTAAATTTGGACAAGCTCCATTTATTATAAAAAAATTTGGTTCGACCTCTTTATTATGATGCATCATTTGTGCTAAATTTCTCCAGCCGTTAACCCTATCATTATTAGCTGGTTGTAAATTCGGCACTAAAGGATTTCCAGCATCACCCATCAAAGCATTCGCTATACTCCTATCAGTATACATCTGACTGGCTGGATTCTTCCAACTCATCGGATTTCGAGTCCACATAGATGGGTCTCCTAATGACATTACAATATCTTCTCTTGTTAAGTCACGAATCATCTCACCCCATTCCATTGGATGCTTTTCAGTACCATATAATTCTCTATAACAAAAAACCTTATTCTCTGGTGTTACTTCAATCCATAATGCACAAAATGGTGCAGAATATCCCCAGTCTATACCAATGTATCTAAAATTATTTATATCGCCAAATCCTTTCGATTTAGCATCTTCTTCGGAAATTATATGCTTCGCTGGGTGAAACTCTTTAAAATATTGTCCAGCAAATACATCCCAGTCTCCGTTCCTCCAAGCACTCTTTAAAGGCTCTGGTAAACTTTCTAAAAAATTTACATAGTCTGGATCAGAGTTCTTTAGAGTTGGATTATCATCTATGGTAGCTGGAATATAAATCCTATATCTTTTACTTACCTTACCGGCAAATGCGACCCCACTTTTTTTTTCTCCGATACAGAATCGAGCCTTGAGCCAGTTATGACCACTCCCTCCCGGGTTAGCAGTAAGAAACACTTGTGGCTTCACATCGGTAGTAGACCTCACACTAGACAACAACTTTAGATAGTCTTCCTCTCTTGGTATCTGGCCTACCTCTTCAATTAAGAGTCTATTAATGTTCCACCCTTGAGTAGATTGATATGCATCCTTATCTTTTAAGTGTGCAGTGTATATCTTACTACCATTAGGAAATTCTATTGTAGTAGGCTTACCAGTAAACTTTGCTCCTACATATAATTGACTGGCTCTATCTAACCAATTCCTTAAATCAGAGTGATTCCTCCTAACTACTAGTCCTATGAAATTAGGATTTGTAGTCCCCTTTAATAACCAACATATTCCAGCATCTGTTTTTCCACCACCCCTCGCACCACCATATAGTATTTCATACACTGATGTGTCTATGGATAATGCTAATGTCTGTTGACCCTCGTGTGGTTTCCAGATTGATTTCAAAAAGCTGTAATCCGTGTTATTTTCGTGTTTATCACGGCTTTATTCTGTTTCTGGCTTTTTCTGTTCTGGTAAATAGACAAAGCCTAAATTCTCGTTATTCTCCACTTTAAGTTCACTGCTTTTAAGTGAAGGTATTAATCTCTCTATTACTAGTTTAGCACAAGTCATTGCATCTTTGTGTTGGGATTGAGTTCCTAATGTTCCGGCTATTTTGAAGATATTTTCAATTAGAGTTTCACCTTTTGGATTGGCTCTAAATTCATCAACTATTGCATTACCTTTTGGTCTGCCTTTTGGATTACCAGATTGACCAGCTTTCCACTTACCATCTTTATGTCTCTTCGGTTGATCGTCGGAGTCGTCTATTTTCTCCTCTATAACTGCATCGTTTGGATTTACTCCATTCTTTACTATCTCTGACATATTAGTTTATATCCTCTGTTTTCTCATCATCTAGTGACTCTATGTAGTCTTTGTAGTTATCATAGTTATAGGATGTTTCATAGTCTGGAGGTGTATCAGCAGTTCTATCTTCATCGCTGAATTGAGGTGGCTGTGTAATGTCACTAACTGCATTCTTATAAGTATTTGAACCCAGTTTTGTACCTACAATAGTAATAATAACTCCCATTAATACTCCCACTATTAAATAGATTGATTCTATCATAACTAATTTTAAACTACTTAATTTGATAAATGGTAGGTAAATATTGTGACCTTTATCACTTTTTTCTGGTCGATGCGAAAAATAAATTACGATTTTTCTTGCATATAATACTTTAAGTAAACTAAATTAATTACAAGTTAGACAAAACAAATAAATAAATTGGAGATTCAAATGAAAACAATAACTTTAAAATTAACAGATACAGAATATAATACAATTTCAATTTGTGGTACATCATCTATAGCACGAGGATTCAAGTGGATTAAAACTAGAATGGAAGACAAGAGTCATATGATTGAAATTGAAAATGTAGATAAGTTCAGAGAGTTCTTAAATGATGAGATGATTAAACTTAAAGATAGCGTGTTTGTATTATACCCTTGTCAAGCCTCTGAAAAAGAATATCAAAACCTTAAATCTATCTTATCTAAACTTGATAAAGCAGTAGTTCTTAATAACCTTCAGAAACAAATAACCAAAGTAGAGGAGATTGATAAAGATTTCTGTGATATGGTTGCAGAAGGATGTAATGCAGATGAAGGTGATGGTCAATTTTACAATGGTGTTCGTATAGATGAAGATACTATTTTGGTTTTAAGCACTTGGTATGATAGAACATCTAATTCTGAAGATTACTTTCACTATTCAATATCTAAAGATAAGTTAGTTTCAGTAGATGCTGAAATGGATGAGAAATATAGAGATTTATTTGAAGATTGTAATATGCTTGATTATACTGATTGTTTCTATATAATGGGAGTTAGTCCTATCGGAAATTATATGCCTAAAGATAATAAAGCAGTAATTGACTATGGTGATGAGTATAATGATACTATAGTTAATCTTGATGGAGTTCAGAATGATGAGCCTAAAGGTAATATTGGAGTTTGGGATATTACATTCTATAGAGAAGATGATGAAGGTAATCAAACTTTATATGAATATAATGGTGATTGTTCTATTTTCTCTGATATGGTTGATGAGGATGATTTAACTAAAGTTCAGAATGATGAGCCTAAATGTTGCGATGATGATGATAATTTAGAATGGGTAGAAGAAGGTGAATGTTTTCCTTATGAGGTATGGAAATGTTCAAAATGTGAAAAGATGTATAATGTTGAAATGGTTAGAGATTTTAAAAATAAGGAGATTCGATAATGTTAACAAGTAAACAAATAGATGTGATTCCAGATACTAATACTGGAATAGTAAGAGAGGTTGTAGAGGCTATGTTTCATAATAATTATGGTGAATATGAGGCATTAAAAACTGCGAGGTATAATTATTATAGAGCAGAGAAAAATGACTTTAAATCTGACCTATTTATAATCTTTAAATTCTATGGTAAGATTGTAGAGGTTGAAGGTCAGTGGTATGGTAGAGAAAATGATGAGTGTTGGTTTGATACTTATAATTGGAGTGTTAAAGTAAAAAATAGATCGTCAGATTGGGATTATGAATATATATCATTAGATAGTTTATATTCATTTGTTAAGTCTTATAAACAACTAAATTTTAATTAAATAAAAAGGAGATTCAAATGAGTATAACTAAATGTGTAGATTGTGAAAGAAGGATTGATATAGATATTGAAGAGGCTTATTATGGTGATGATGACCAGTGTCTATGTGAGGATTGTAATATAAATTCCTTTGAACCTTTTAGAAAAAGTATGGAATTGATAAATAAAGATAATGTAGTTCAGAATGATGAGCCTTCATATAAAATAGTTAGGTTCTATCAAATGGGATTGGAAGAGAAAACAATATTAACTGGTCTTACTCTGGAACAAGCAAAGAATCATTGTCAAGACCCTTCAACTGCTGGTGATGGTTGGTTTGATGGATTTGTAGAGGAGGTAAAATAATGAAATATATGATGACTATTTCAATGAGTGTGTCTTTAGTTCTGTGGAGTATTTTAATGTTAAATCATATGTGTAGAGGCTTAAATTGGATGCCTTTATTCTTAATTTGGATTTTTATGATCATATGTGTATGGGTTACTTATAGAACTGATAATAGTAAATGGTAATTTGAAATGCCTCTACCCAGAGGCATAATGTAAGAGTGGCTCTCTTGCATCTGATGATAAAGCCAAAATAGGAGATTCGTGATGGATATATTAGGAATGATAGCAAATGATAAAAATGTTAATAATAAATTAAAAAAAATAATAAAGGAGAAACCAATGAAACCTATTGTAGTAGATGGAAAAACTGATTCTCCAGCAGTTCAAAAAGCAAAGTTAATTGCAATGGAAATAAGACATATGATGGAGTTGAAAAAAGCAATTCTTTGGTGGAATGAGGATGAAGAAAAGTTTGTAAAAAAATATGGTTGTAGTTCTGATAGTCTTCATAAAGGAGATAAAGTTAATAAGTATTTTTTAAATAAATTAATTAAGGAGAATGTGTAATGACAAAAGAATATGCAGAGTTTTTAGAAAAAGAAAAAGAACAAAATTATGTTGAACATATGGGTCAAGTTGTTCTTAAAAAAGTTCGTTTGGAATTAGGCTACAGCCAACAACAGATGGCTGATGCTTTAGGATATACCAGAAAAGATATTATCTGTGGTATTGAGAATGGTAACAGAACAATGTCTGGTGTAGCAGTTAGATGCTTGGAATATCTAATTCAAATCAAAGACCTTAAAGAAATTAAAGCTGATATAGGTGGTTACTTTGATGTGGTTTCTGATTTTAGAGATGTCTGGAATGATGCTAATAATGTATTGGATTATGAGGATGAAAAAGAAAAAGACCTATTAGATGGTTTTCTTGGTCTTATTTTAAATTTTGAAAAAGAAATTCAAAAGTCTTTATCTCGGTTTAAAAAGTAGTCTTTAAATAATCAATAGCAGTATCAATAGAGTGAAGGTCATAGTCTGTAGTTTGGATTGTGACCTTCCAGTTTGTAGCCACTTTATCATATGGAATGTAAGCCACCTTCCTTAATTCTGGATTAACAAAAGCAAACAAGTCAACATCCCTTCTTCTGTATCCACCTTTTAAAGCCATCTCTCTGGTATACTTTAATACATATTGGAATGAACGACCATCAGTAGTTGTTGTGTTGGATGTTTTAACTTGAACCTTATAAACATAACCATTCTCTGCTATAACTACATCGTAAGGCATTTGTCCATTAACAATAGTAGCATTATGACCCTTGTAGAAACAATCAAAGCAAACAAAGTGTTCACCAGCAGTGCCTACCATAAGACTCATTTGTTATATATAATTCTGGTTACTGATTCATCAGATATAAAGTAGTGTTCTTTTATAATAGATATTTTATCATTGGAGTTCAGTTTGCTATAGCTTAAACCTTTCCAAAATGCTTTGATTTCTGCATCCCTTATTGCAGTATCCATTTGATCGTTAAGTCTATTAAAATCTATATGTTTGCTCTTCATTTAAATCGTTTATTCTTTCTTTTAATGTTTCAACATCGTCAAAATTATTTAATTGGATTACCATATCAGTTATTGAGGACATACACCAAACACAGAATGCAACGGGACAAATACCAAATTGTCCAACTATATCTCCATTGTCTTCTTCTATTTCACTATCACATATATTACACTTGTTTTTCAAGTTCTTCGTATTTGATTTTGATTTGCTCATATAACTCCTCTAGGTCTGTGTTTGAAAACTTTTTACTTTGTAAATGTTTAGTATGGAGTTCATCCATTTTATCTTTACCAAACTTTTCTATATACCATTTATGATAATGATATGGTTGATGATTGTGCTTAAAATTACAAGGATAACATTGCTGAAAGCAATTCTCTTCATCCCATCTGGTAGAGTAATGCCTTCTACTGAATAAGTGACCACAATTTGCATTGTCTGGTGATCCACATAACACACAATACTTATCTCTTAATCTGATATACTTTGAGAATATCCTATCAAGTTTTTTTATCAGTCCTTTTCTTGTTATTTTTCTTCCCAAATATCTTCTCCCATCTTTCTTTTGATACAGAGCCAGACATACTAAATGTCAAGGTATTTCTAATAGAACTTGATGCATCTACAACAATGCTATCCTTTGGTGGTTTGCAAGACTTGGCCTTCTCTCTTGCTGTTTTATGTTTCTTCACTTTCTATCCTCTTTATTTCTTCTCGTAGTTTTTCGTATTGAATAGGACTATTAAATGATACACCTTTTGCAAAGGCCTTAACACATTCATACTTTGCTTTAAGTTGTTTAAGTTCTAATTCTAATTCCTTAATACGACCAGATAAAGAATTGTTTGAGTTTATAAGTTCTTCATACATATTTAAAATGGGATATTATCTTTTCCCCCTTGATTAAATTGACTATACTCTCCAGAAGGATCATATATTTTACTAGCCATATCATTTATCTCATCTCTTTTATCTTTAGGAAACCAAATGATATCTCTGTAAGTGTCATCCTTCCCTTTAACAGAAGGTGATGCTACGAACAATCCGTGCTGACCCTCTACTAGTTTGCAGTTTTTAATCTCAAAACCCTCTGATGTTTCAATAGTTAAGATTGCTTTTACTTTGTTCCAATCTACATTTCTCATTCCTATTATTCGCATCTTATCTCCTTTATCGTTTTCTTTAGTTTGTTATAGATAGGTATAGAATCTTTAACTCTATCTCCATAGATTCTACCTATCTCTTCTTTTGCCTCTTCAAGCAAATCTATTACTCTATATATGTCTTTAATGTGTAGCAATTTTTTTAGTACAATCCTCTAGTCTTATATAACCAACTAACTTTTTAATCTTCTCTCTATTTTTAAAATTGGTAGTGGCCTCGATTAATTTCCACTCCCATCCAAATGTAACATCTTTCTTGCTTAAATTAAAGATATATATTTGACCATCAACTCTTACCACATATATAAAATTCTTTTTAGCAAGTTCTGAATATTTAATATTATAACTATACTTATCAAACTCTATCATAGTATTATCGTAGTATCTTTTCCTATCTTTAATCTCGACAATATAGTTATTGTCTTCAGCATCAAATCTATTGTACTCGTAGTCACTCCATTTTAAACTTATATTAAACTCTTTGTTTACGGAATCTAAAATATCTTTTTCGTTTTGTTTCATATCTACAACTCCTTTTATTATGACCTACTCGTTTACAATTACTACATCTATAATACTGCAATCTCATCTAGTGTATTTCCAGCAACACTTTTTATATTTTTTTTCAGACCCACACCAGCAAGGTTTGTTTCTTTTAGGTCTATTAAACTTTCCTTTAGGCTCTAAACCTAAAGCCCTAACTCCATCAGACCTTTTATGAGATGTAATCCAATATATAATATCATTCCATAATACAATAGTTCCATCTGGATGTTCATCAAGACCTTTAAACACCTCTTCATTAGTGCAAAAGCCTTTATATATAAATGTTTGTTCTTTTATTTCTTTATCCATTGCCCTAACATATCCTTAATTTCATCTGGTGATGCTGTATCTACTGGTTTGTTTTGCTCTTGTATTCTTCTTATTCTTTCAGCCTCTCTTCTTTCTTCTGATTGTATCATTCTCAATTCTTCTTTTTTCTTTTGATCATATTGTGCATCACTCATACCTCTTGTATTAGCTGTAGACCTTCTGTACCAAGTGTTAAGTCTTTTACTTATTTCAAATGTTGGTTTAGTCTCTGCTAAAAATTTCTTACCAGTCCTTGTTTTTTCAGTCCAATAACTAACAAAGTCTTCCAGCATTGAAGGTAGGTATTGAGTATGTGTTAAAGCCTCATCTTTAAATTCTTTTATTCTAATTTCAATCGGCTTTATTTTTTTTATATTATTATTTATAGTCTTATTATTATTAGTGGGTTTTCCACTATTGGAATTTCCACTCTGGTCGGTAGTGGAATTTACCCTCTGGACTACCTCTTTAAGTTTATAATTTATATTTTTAGGGTTTTGATGCTTGTCCTCATATACATTATATTCAGTAACAAAAGTTCCTTCACTTGTTCTTGATTTAGTTCTCGTTAAATAGAATTGCTTTTCAAGTTCCACTAATGCAGACTTAATAGAATCATATCCATCTTTAAAATTACGGGATATATCTTTAATGCTAGTGTTCCATTCATTAGGTTTAGATAATAAATAAATTAAAACTGCTTTAGATTTTGCTGATATAGTGTTATCGTAAATAAGATTATTATCTATCATAGTAAAGTTTTCTTTTTTATGTGTAATAAATTTGTTCATACCCACTCCTTAAATAACTTGTTTGCTTTTTTTCTTTTTTGGTAATATTTTTTTTGGTGAGACTTATAACATTCAAGGCAAATATAACCCCTACTCCTAATGAGTTTTTTTTCTTTTTGAGTAAGGGTTTCTTTGCACACTCTACAACTCATTTAGATTCCGACTTATCTAATTGAAATGTAGATTGTAATTGTGGTTTCCGTTTAGGTTTTTGATCCTTATCATACTGCTCGTAGAACATATTAAACTGATATACTAAATGCCCTACTGCCTCTGGATTATAATCAACCTCGTGTAATAGATTGGTTCTAGGTGAAGGTCTTTCTCCATTGAATGTTTTACTGCAACGAATAACACCTAACCTATCAATCTTTTCGCCACCCATTTCTTCCCATAACATTTTATACATAGATAATTGATACATATAATTAGGGTCTTTATAATTAACAGATGTTTTAGCATCAAGCATCCAGACCTCACCATCTATTCTGGCCACCATATCACACCTTCCAGCAAAGCCAAATACTAACTTACCTTTAGACATTCTTGGTGAGTATAACATTTTCTCAATGCTTATCATTTCTGGGTTATGTTGTTCTCTCCAGCACACATAACTAATCATTCCTTTAGTAGCCTCTCTTGATTTGCCTTCAAAGTCTACCAACTGGCCATCCTCATAGTCCTCTATGCCTTTATGAACATCAGTTCCATCTATTAATGCTTGAGTTTTTTTATTATAGTAGGTATCAACAGAACCTTCTGATTGTTTAATAACATATAGTAATGTTGAATGAGCCATAGGGTTTCCATATCTACAGAGAGTAGTTGCAGAGGGAACTATCACACCCTCTGCAATCTCGTAGAATCTACCATAATGTGTTCTTGGATAGATTCGTGGATAACTCACGATTTAAATGCCTCTTCGTGCATTGCGATAATAACTTTCTCAAGTGATAATAAATTATCCAAGTGCTGTTGTTGATCTGGGTTGAGGTTCTTTTTAGGTTTCCAATAAGCTATATCTTTACGAACCTTTTGAATATCATTATTATATTCAGAGTAAGGCTTACCTTTATTATAACCTACTGGTTGTGAGGAGTTTACATCAAAAACCTTATCTGGTTCTGGTGTAAAGGTAGAGGGTGGCTTAATTGTAGGAGTGCTTTTAGGAATTGGAGATTCGTTAGAAGAGTCTCCTACACCACCCTCAAATTCTGTTGGTAACATATCCATACCATATATATCAGCACCTAATCCAAAGCAAACTGATATACACTTGGTAAGACATCTCATCTTTGTGGTATTAATATCAAAACTATTAAGAGAAGGGTTCATAGTTTGACCTTTAGTTACTGGTAACCACATATGCATTTTAATATCACCAATCCAAACATTACATTCAACCATACAGCTTTTGTCTGGATATATTTGAATATCTAACATTGTTCCATCAGCTTGTTCATATTGAACAAATTCCCATCGAGCCTCTGGATAATGTTTTAAAAATATACCTAAAGCATAAGACCATTTAATATATTTAGCTGGTTTATTACCTTGCTTAAATTTTAAAACCTCTATATGCTTATCTGGAATTTTATAATTAGAAAGTGTATTTCTTATTGATTCTATAGTATGTTTATTACTCATAACGAATCTCCTTATTATTTAGTTAACTTAATCGCTTTTATAATATAATTATAATAAATTTTAAAAACTAGAAAAAAAAATTTCTGAATTTTCCGTCGTGAAAAAAAAAGACTTGACTTATATATTACTTTATGTGTATATTGTAATGTTAACAAAAACGGAATTGGAGAATTTCAAAATGAAAAATAAAGCAATACCAGATTACGAATATTTAAATTCTAATAATGAAATAGAATTAGATGCAGAACAAATTATGCACCTAATAGAATATGGCTATACTGGTTGGAACTTGGAGGTTAAAGTTCCTAATAAGAAAAAACTTGTTTTAGTTAGTGTTAATATTAGATACAAAAATTGGACTTTAGATAAAAAGTCTCATTGGAAAACTAAATTAACTAATTGGAAAGAGTTTAGAAAATGGTTTTTGCGAAAAGACAAAGAAATAAAATAAGATAAAACAACGGATGCTGGGTATACTTGGGTATGCCCAGTGTCCTAATCTCTCCATAAAAGCCTATCCTCGCTAACCGAAATTACTTAATCAGCACATCCTTTATAACATCTTTAACAGAATCATAAATTGCACCAAAGATTTTTTCTTCAGTAGATTCATTTAAAATAGGGATGTTAACATTCTTATTCCATTTAGATACAACTTTTTCTTTTGTTTCTGGATCATCTAATTTAGCCATAACCCAATCAGCTATTTGTTTTTTTAAGTTCATCTTCTTCCTTTTCTTTTTTAGCCATCTTTTTTATTTCAAAATCTCTTTGGAATTTTGGTAAACTCATTAACCATTTCCAGTCTATTTTTTTCTTGCTTGTTTCTCTAGCCATTTGATTCTTTTCTCTAAATTTTTAATTGGTGGATGCGAGTCTGTTTTTAATTGTCCAACATCTTTTTCTATTACCTCTATGTATTTACCATACTTTGTTGTAGTCTTATATAAATTTTTAACTTTAATATCAAGCTCATTATCTTCATTCACATATCTATCTATTTTTTTAAGATTATGTTTTTCATTAATCTTTTTCATTATAGCATTGAATATTAATTTGACTATCATACCTTGTATCATTTTTTCCACTCCCTAATTTTTATTGCCAGAGTTACTAAACCAATTAGCAAACCTACAGCAAGTGTGCAGAATGATAGTATAGGGTTTAGAATGTCCATCCAATAAATTAACCCAGAGCCTAACGATGTTCCTATTCCTATCTCTGGCTGATTGCTTAATGTTTGTAATGTATCTTTCACCTTCACTCCTTAATATTTTTTATTTTCATTTCTTTCTTGCATTCTCATAAATTTGTCCTTGAGTCCATTACCAGATAAAGATGCTATGACCTCAACTAAAGTCTTGTAAGAGTTCTCCAATCCTTTTTGTTCTAACTGCATTTTCTTTTGTTGATCAATTAGCTTGACAATAATTCCCTCAACCCTAGTAAAACTTTCTCTTAATTCTTTTTGTAGTTCGTCTTGTATAAACTTGTTTTGTTTTTGTATGAAAAACCAGAAGGCACAAGCAACCACCATAGGAACTCCATATCTTTCTAATAATTCCAACCACTCCATTATTTATTGGCCTTTAAATAATGTTCTACCGTTCCCCTCCCAAGTTCAGTATTATAGTGAGCCTTCCAATATTTTGCTCTACCTTCTTTTGTTTTAGGTATTGCAGATGGAACTCTTCTGTAATGAAACCTACACATACATATAGCAATAGCTATGTTTGTTTTTATAGTAAAGTCTAAATCCATTGGGTCTAAACCTAAATGAATTAATGCCTCTACCAAAGGCTCTCTATATTCTACATAATTATTAAAAATATCTTTAGCAGTCGCTGGTTCTATCTGGAAAAAACTTAATGCTGGGCCACCACCTTTTTGAACTAAAGCTCTATACCCAGATTCAGCCATACCAGTCTCATATATTAAATCAATAGCTTCTGGAGTTTTTTTAATTTTAGTTTCTTTTTCTAGTTTGTCTAAAACTTCTGATATAATTTTTTTCATTTCAATCATTTGTACATTTGTTCCAATCTGTTTTCGTAAGATGGCCAAGTTATAATATCATATTCAAAAGCCTCGTCTAGCCAGTATTGATATTCTTCTATTTCGTGATCATCTAATTCTCTCTTATTTAATATTGACTTAAAATCTCTTAATTGTTGATTTATAATTTTTATTCTTCCCGGCTCACTCCTCCAAAAAGCAATCTTCCCAAAAACTGGTATCCTATTAAGAATATTAAAATAATCTTCCCTTTGCTCATCACCTAAAAATTCCTCTATTTCTTCTTCTAGCATACCTTCCATTCTTTTTCTGGTCAGAGAATCATCAAACGGAGTCAGCTTATATATATCTTCTAAAATTTCTGCTCCCACACTAACCGATGGAGGCTGTATGAATTTATTAATAAAGCCATCTAAACCTTCATTCTTCCCTACATAAATATGATACCTACTTGCACCAGCAAACTGCAATACATTCTCTATAACATAATCGTTCTCCCAAGGTATCCAGTCAGTATCTATAGGTCTTCCTAATATTAAATCTTTAATCATATCTTTAGTCGCACCAGCTAATATCCACATAGAAAGCAATCTTGTAAAATCTCTCATACCAGCAATTCTTTCTTTGTTTGTTTTTGCATTAATAATTTTATCTGTTATTAAATTTCTAGTAACATCTAGCTGTTTTATTGTAAATGTTTTAAGTTGGTAAAATAATCTTCCATCTGGAGACCTTAAATATCTAATAGGCATCTCGGAATCAGCAACTGGTTGATGGTCTAATAATTTATTAAATAATAAATATCTAACATCATCTGTTATATTCCCATCTGCTATATCTTTTACAAGTTGATCCATTTGTTCTAGTGTTGTCTCACCAAAATAGTTTTCAATATCTTCTTCAAATTTTTTCGACAATTTTCCAGATTTGGCTTCTTTTTGATATTTGCTAAAAACAGAATTAATAAGGGTTTCTTTTCCAAGTCTATCTATTTTAGCAATCCCAACGAGTTTAAATATTTTTTCAACAGCCTTTCCAGATAAACCCTTTGTTTCAAATTCTTGGCCTATCTTGTCTATGCCTAAATCTTCAATTGTTATTTTTTTCTCACCAAAAGCAGATTTCCAAGTACCCCATATTCCAGCCTCATTATAAGACCAAACCAAATCTCCTAATTGTGTAATAGCAGATATAGGATTACCCATAGTAGCAATATATGTTACATTTTTAACGACTGGAACTAAACTCCCACCTTGATGAGTACCAAATCTTGCTTTTAAAACCTCGGTAATTAAAGCCTCTTCATCTACAGTTAATCCATATTCATCAGCCACCTTTCTAACATATTCACTAAAACCTCCTTCGGTATCTGATTGACCTAAAAATGTTCTTTTCTCTATTCCATTTGTCATAATGTCAATATATTTAAGAAGAGATTCAGATGAGTGTGCATAATATTTATTTAGAATATTGTTTATCTCCATAATTTTTCTCTCTTTAATATTAGCTGGTTTTCCACCATCCAAAGTGTTATATCCTCTTAAAGTCATATCTATTATATGTTCAATTTCATCTACCTCAAGCTCTCTACCAAGTTCTTCTGATTTTAAATTCACAGCTTGTTGAATTTTTGTATTATATTCTGGATCAATTTGTAGAATTTCTTTTAATAAAGCATCTCTATTAACTAATAATCTAGGAACATAATCTTCTAGGTATCCTATTTCATAGCCGTTTGCAACTGCCTCTGTGTGGATTTCTTCTAATACAGTTCTTATAGAATTATATTCATCTGTAAGGTCATATTTAGAAACAATTTCATTAATCTTATCGCCATCTGCATTCTTAAAAGCAAGGTCTAAAATATGCTGGTCTTTCTTGTCCATCTTTTTATATTTATCGCTTGTATAAAAATTATTAACAACTGCTCTCCTATCTCTAGTTTTTGTATGAACTTTAAATTCATACTTCCTTAATTTTTCTTTTAAGATAGGATTAATAGATTTCAATACACTTGAAATTGGTCTAATAGTTCTGTCTATTTCAAGACCTATATTTAATGGTTTTTTTTCTGGGTCAGAATCAGTGGGTATTTCGTCATAGATATTATCAAGCCTTTCTCTTTTAGCTTGTTCATCTATCATTTCTGGGGTTAATTCGTCTGGGTCTACTGGTTCGAGTCTGTAATTTCTTCTTATTCCTTCGCTTTGATCAAATTCGCCTTCAACATTAAACGACCCACCTTCTGTACTAAATCCTTTAGTGGTATTGAGGATGTCTGATATTCGTTTATCATCGTATCCTCTGGATTTAAGTATTGCGATTGTTTCGTCTTCATAACTAGTCTCCTTTAAAATGCTTTTAGATGTTCTTAATTTATCATATAATCTCTTTTCTGGAAACCATATTAATGCTTGAACATCTGCTGGGTGTAATGTAGGAAATTCTATATTATTATCCAAGATATATTGATTGATATTATCAGTAGCTAAAGACATTATTGTTCTCAAGGATGCTCTTTGATTTCCACCTCTAGGACTATCTACCAAATCAAACTGTTTCATCAAATTATTTGATGACATATTTAGTTCTGTTTTCTTTTGAAAACTACCTTTAGCATAAACATTTTTAACTAACGATGCTATTGATATAGCATATTCATCATCTGTTTT